GTCGGTATCTGTTTCTTTGGTCATCGTTAACTAACTGATGGCACCGGACTTTATCCGTTCGGGAGAGCATGATTCAAATGTTAGTAACCAGGGCGAAAGCCCCTTTAATTATATGACAAATACAAATAAAAACAGATCAGCTTTTATAGCTTCACTGGATTTAGATGCATCTACCATACAATTGGTTACCGCGATTTGGACCAAATACGAAACAGGAATCCATGAATCAATAAAGATTCATGGAAAACGTTACGCACTAGAACGTTATAAGGAATGTTACAAATTTCTTCGTAACAGAACCTTACAACTTCCTACTCAGCCTATTCCGTTCTGTAAAGTCGACAAGAGAGGAATCCCAAAACCTTTATGGCCGCTAAGGCCATTCCTTAAAGGAGATAGGACTCTTTCTCGAGTCGCCCTAACTATCGCTCGATCTTACGAACTTATAACGTTAGAAATAGATTATAGTACTGACTCTATCACCGGTGCTCCCCAATACGGGGATACATTCGATGAAACAAGAAAGGACTTTAATAAATTCCTTACGAAATTCGTTCAAAAGTACGATTGGTACTTAGGTTCTTTACAGACCCGAAGCGGTTTGGAACCTAGAGTGTTCACAACTTTATCAAAAGGTCCGAACGGACCTGCGATTAGTTGTGCACACCTAGATGCCCAAGCCGTGGTAAGCGACGCAAAGCTGTTTAAGGCCCTCACGGAACTCAACTCTAAACTTAATCAGAGTTGGATTACCGATTGGGCACTTAAGCAAGCTCAGTCGTATATCAGCGAAGAAACCTATCTAACAGGTAGGTTAGGCTTTACAGCCGAACCCGCTGGTAAGACAAGAGTCTTTGCCATCGGTGATTACTGGAGTCAAACATCGTTAAAGGTTATACAAGATTCCTTGTATAACACCCTACGAAAAATAAGTACGGATGCAACTGCTAACCAAGATAAGGGGTTTAAAACCCTTATGGAGGAAAGTAGAGGCAAACCGACTTATTGTTTTGACCTTTCATCAGCTTCAGATAGGATACCTGCGATTATGCAGGTACACCGTCTAAATCTGATGTCAGGAAATAACGTAGGTGATGCCTGGCTCAAAGTAATGACGGAGCGGACTTTCTACATAAAGGCCACAAAACAAAATGTAAGATGGAGCGTAGGTCAGCCTTTAGGCTTACTAAGTTCCTTCCCAAGTTTTGCATTGTGGCACCATGACATCATCCAATATGCCTATAACATGGATAGAATAAAGAGGAATAAACCCCTTAAATTCTTCCACGATTATAGACTACTGGGTGATGACGTGGTAATCTTTAATAAGAAAGTAGCCCAGAGATACCAGTTTCTAATTACAGAGGTGTTCGGAATTCCGATCAACCTCAGTAAGTCAGTTATTGGTGACTCAAGGAAAAACCAAATAGAGTTTACCAAAAGGTTAGCTCTAAATGGTCTAGAAATGTCGTCAATCAAAAGAAATATATTGACAAAAGATAGCATATGTAATATGCTTGATTTAATCGATATACTCTTAGAGAGAGACTTCATTTCCAGAGATACGAGTCGTTATGGCCCTTATCATTTCCTAAGCTCAAAGGAAGACAAGGAGTTTCGTTTTATGCTTTGGGTAAGATCTCATGATCCGCTCCCTTTTAAAGAGGATGACGGATCCGCTGAGATTTCCCGAGAAGACTTTAACGAATTGTTAAAGTCCAAACGGGCCCAGAACATATCAGACAAAACTTTCGAAGTTGATAGAATTCTATCGG